TACCATGTACTTAGTAAAGTCGTATTTAGTTTGGTAAGGGTTAGGCTCGTTAATTAATGCCGTGCTGTAATGTATTACAATCTGGTCGCGGTTAGTGCCGTCGTCTTTGTATAGTTTCAAAGTGAGGCCTGCTATACCGTCTGCAATTACTCTAACGCAAGCATGCACCGAGGCTATGCTTAAAGCCGTGCGGTCATTTACCGCCTGCCCGCTTTTAGTCTGGTAGCCAAAAACATTGTTTAAGGTATTAATAAACCAGTCAGCAGGCTGAGACAAGCCAGAGCGCTTTTCTTTTCGGGGCTGCCAAAACTTTAAATTCATTGGGCGCAAATTACAACCGCGTTAAATTTTTTGCGTTAACATTTGTTACGCCCTTGCGCAAGCCAGCGAGAAAGTGCCGCCCTAAAAACATCATAAGACTTGTAACGCTTTACACCAAACTTGCCTAAATACTTTTGCTCTGTGGCATTGTAGGCGTCCTCGTAGGTCTTGTACTTGGGCAGGTTGTTATAGTATTCCTGCATGTAGTCGTCTAAAAATTTCATATACTTAAAAACCAAAATTCACTATTCTGCTCTTTGGCTGCGTCCTGCATGCAAGTGCCCAAGGCCATAACTATACTGACTGGCCCGTCGACTTTGTCGCCGCTCTTGGCCTTATTTATTTTAATGTTACCCGCTGGGTCCTGAGTTAACAATATATTGCCCATCATCCAGCGCGTCACTGGGTTGCCAGCGTGCCTTAGCATTTTGTCTTTAACAAGTCGCTCTAGTTCTTTAGTCGGTGCCGACATACTAACAAAGCCCTGCCCAAAAGGAAACATTTGTAAACCTTCGTTTTGTAACTCAATAACTAACTGAGAAGCGTTAAAGCGGTCGAAGGCTATGTCCTTAATGTCGTATTTTGTGGAAAGTTCACAAATTTTGTGTTTAATAAAAGCGTAATCAGTTACATTCCCCTCAGTTAATTCTATAAAGCCCTCGGCTGCCCATTGGCGAATAGAAGCGCCCGCAGCGTCCTTACGCTTAAAGGCGGTTTCACTCGGAAGCCAGTACCATGTTCTCACAGCGTGCAGGCTTGGAAAGTATAACGAGAATGCGCAAAAGTCGCCCGTGCTTGCTAAGTCCAAGCCACCATAGCAAACCTCGCCCTCTAGTTCGTCCTCGCCGTCGCATGCTTTCCAAAGGCTGTCACTAATCCAAGTCTGGGCCGTGTCGGTCCAAACATTGAGCAGCTTGGTTTTAAATTCGACTTCTTTGTGTACAAACTCTTTAGCCTCTGTTAACGCCTGCTCTAATTGTCTAGGGTATACGCTTACGCCCCAGTTAGGGTTAGCCTTTGCCCACACTGCTGGGTCGGTCCAGTCGTCGCCTTCGTCCAAAGAATAAATAACAGAGAATAGCGCGTCGTCTTTAATTGCCCCGTTTAAAACATTTGCGCAGTATTGGCGATGCTTGTAACAAGGGGCTTCTCGGTTGAAGCCTGCCGTAGTAATTGTAAAAAGCAAAGGTTGGCGCCTTGCCCCCATTGAGTTTCTAATTACATTATACAGCTCGTCGTTTGGGTGGGCGTGGTATTCGTCAATGCAAGCAAAATGTGTATTAAGTCCGTCCTGCTTGTTTGGGTTCCACTCCAGTGGCTTATATAAACTTTGGCCGTAAACTATGCGGCGGTTATTAACAGAGTTGTTAACAGTTAACTCTTCGTGAAGCCAAGGCAAGTTTTGGCAAACTCGCACGCTCTCGCCGAATACCATCATGGCTTGGTCCAACTTGGTGGCCGCGCTGTAAACCTGAGCCGCGGGCTCGTCGTCTGCTATAAGTCCGTAAAGCATAACCGCGCTAGAAAAGGTAGACTTGCCGTTTTTACGCGGGACCTCTACATAAGCGCGAGTAAAACGCCTGCTGCCGTCCTCGTTTAAAAACCCAAAGAGGTTGTAAACTATAAACGCCTGCCAAGGCTCTAGCGTAAAGTTACGCCCTGCGTAGTCGCCAGTAGTATGTACTAGCTGCTCTATAAAGTCTAGGGCGTGCTGTGCTAGTTCGTCATTAAAGCGCCAGCCGTTTGCGCGGTCCTGCTCATAACGAGCCACTGCGTTCTTAACATGAGCGCAGGCAGCAACTTCGCCGCTGTTTATTTTTGCTATATAGTCGTTTACAATTTGCACCGCCTAAAATATGCCAAGCACTCAAACGCTAGTTTTTCGTTTCGGTATGTAAACACCTGCCCAATGTCCTCGGCTTGCTGTCCTTGCTTATTGCAGGGCACGCCGTTAATGCAAACTACAAATTGCTGGCCCAATGGCTGCACTGTGTAAACTTGCTCTGCTTGCATTTTTACTGTGGTCGTCTCAAAGGCTTTGGTATGTACTGCCTTTGTAATTACTTTTTTGCTCATGCTGTTTTAGGTTTTTTAAGTGAGTCTAATTTACTAACTGGCTTAACTACGGCTGCGCTAATTCTGCTGCGAGCGCTTGGCGTAATTCCAAAGAGTTGGCCTAACTGGGTTGCTTGCTTAAGGCTGTCACACTGCACGCGGTACCAAGGGTTTACAACTTGCTCGCCGTGTCGGCTTACTGTTACTAGCCCTTCTTTTTTTACCATTACTGTGGCCTCGCCAAATTGGTTTAACAAAATGCAATAGCCCTGCAAAAGTTCTAAGTCACAACTGGCCAGCAGTCCGTTTCGTTTCAGTTCTAAACAAACCCCGTTCCAGATTTTAGTAGTAGCCGCGTTAAAACTCTTAGGCGCTTCTGGTAGTTCGTCCATTGGTAAAACCTTCATTTCATTCTCGACTAGCCAGCGCTTGTCCTCGGTGCCTTGTAGTTTTTTTACTTCGGTTGGTAATTTTGGCCGTCCTCTCATGTTTTTATAGTGTTTTCAGTACAAACATACAAATTTTCTGTTAACTTATTTTCTCACGGGTGTGAAGAAAAGGGAACCTGCGGTTTTGCGTGCCTCTGTGTAAGATTTTACACCCCGTACGGGTCGGCATGTCTTTCTTTTGCAGACTTTGAGGCATGGCATGAATTACACAATGGCTGTAAGTTTTCATGGTCCCAGAAGTTACCGCCTAATCTTACTGGCTTTATGTGGTCAACCATTTGCGCTAATGTTATAAGCCCGACCTCTTCGCAGGCTTTGCATAGTGGCGAGTCTTGAAGTATTAAAGCCCTGACATTACGCCATTGTTGGGTATTGTAACGCGGCTCTTTATAGCCTCCTTTGGTGTATTCTTTGCGGGCTTGTTTGCCGCGCTTAGACTGGTTAATACTAGGCATTGGTGTTCTCCTTGTATAGTGTTAGTTGCCCCTCGAATGTCGTCGGAATTGTAACGCATTCGCCGTTTCTGTTCTTACCTATAATTAACTCAGCCTCTTCTATTACTGGCTTCTCCTCTTGGTAATATGCTGGGCGAAATGGAAATAGCACAGAGTCGGCGTCTTGCTCTATTGCACCTGACTCTCTTAGGTCGCTAAGCATTGGGCGCTTGTCTTGTCGTGACTCGCTAGCTCTGCTTAACTGTGCTAAGATTATAACGGTAATGCTTAACTCCTTAGCCAATAGCTTTAAATTTCTGCTAATCTCTGCTACTTCTTGCTCTCTGTTCTGCTTGGTTCCTTTCACTAATTGTATGTAGTCTATTACCAATAAGTCTAGCCCGTGCTTTCCTTTGTGCAGCTTAACCTTGGCCTTTATGTCTGCTATTGAGGTCTCGGCGTCGTCGTCAATGTAAAAGTTAATTGTTTGGCTGTTAGCAATGTTACAGAGTTTGTCTATGTCATTCTCTTTAAGCGCTCCGTTACGCACCTTGTAATTAGGTATATTTCCAATAAGGGAAAGGTAACGCTTTGCTAACTGCTCGTTACTCATTTCTAGGCTTAAAAATAACGCCTTGCCCCCAGTTGCTGCAAAGTCTTTTGTAAGGCTTAACGCTAAGGCTGTTTTACCCATTGCAGGGCGTCCTGCTATTACGATTAAGTCGCCACCATTGTAGCCTCCTAAGTACTTGTCTAAGAATAGCCAGCCAGTAGGCTTACCAGTCAGGCGTTGCCCTTTCTGTATGTTTTCTACTATTTTGTCTACTACTTTATTGGTCTCGTTTACTATGCTGTTAGGAGCCTTAGCGCTGCTAAATTGTGTGCTGTCGAGTAGCTGCTGTACTTCCTGCATTAGTCCGTTAAGGTCTTTGGTTAAATTTAGGTTGCCGAGGCGGTCTATAAATTGAGTATGTAGGTAATTATACTCTAATTCTCGCAAATAAGGGCTAATAGACGACTTGTAAGCAACTTTCTGCTGTATAGTAAGGGTTTCTATTAACTCAGCACCTTTTAACGCCTTAGAGAGCCTTATTATTTCAAAAGGCGTTCCATCTAAGTAAAGGGCGGTCATAACATTTATTAATTTCTGGTGTAAAGGCTTCTTAAACCACTGGGGCTTAACCTTAGGTAATTGGTGGTGAAACTCTGGGTAAAAGAGTAACTGGCTAATTATGTGCGTTTCGGTGTCCATTAGTTGTAAATTAGTTTTAACGAGTGTGCTTTTCTAAACGCTGCCTGCTTGGTAGGGTGTTCACTGTGTAGTTTCTGCTTTAGGTATACCCTCCAGACCTCTTTAGAGTTTACAATGGCTTTTACTATTCTTATTTCGTGGTTAATGTCTATGCTATTCGTCATTTAAAGAGGCTTTAACGGGTTTAACTGTGGTTTGTGGTCCTTTGTCTTTGTAGTTGCTTTTCCAAGTCCTTACAGCGGCTTTCCAGTCCTTCATTTTGTTTTTACCTATTTGCCAGCCTTTGGCTTCGTAGAAGTTTACAAACTTTTCGCTTAGGTCCTCCATGCCTTGCTCTTGCATGTAGGCGTTAACCTCTAGGGCTGTTGGTGGGGTAAACCTTGCCGCCTTTTCTTTTATATTTTCTTTTATTATTACATTGTCATTTACATTTACATTTACATTGTCAGCTTTTTTGGGTTTTAAAAAAAAGGCTTGGGTTTTTTGGGTTTCGTCTAAAAAGGGTTGGGTTTTAGGTCTGCCGCCCTTTCTGCCGTTCTCTTTTTGCTTGTCTATGTAGTGTTCATACTTCTTTAAATCCCGCTTTAATTGGGTTTTAATAGACTCGAAGGCAATAGTTAAAAGCAAGTCGTCGCTCTCAGGGTTTTCGTCGTTTACATAAGCAAAAATGTGCTTAATTAGTTTGCCTGCCTGCTCGTCTGGTAGCATGTTAAAAACGCCCTGCTGGTCACAGTACAGAATAAATGATTTTTTGTCTTTAGCCATAAAATTAAAGCCCCACCAAAAAGCCGCGGGGGAGCGCAGGCCTTCTAGCAGGGCAAATTTCTTTTAACTTTTTGAGGTCTCCCCACCTCAGTTAACGCTACAAATATAGCAAAGTTTTTAACTTACCAAAGTCTTGGCCATAAGTTGCCCATGGTAGAACTCGAAGCCCTTGTTAAACCAGTTTTGATGTTCTCGCTTTTCAGCGTCTAGGCATTCGTTTTTTAGAGTAACTACGGCACTTACTAGGCCCTCGTCTGTTAATTCTTTACGGCCGTAAGCCATGAGCAACTCTAGCACCTTAAAGGCGTAGGTTTCCACTGGTGTTAATTGTTCTGTATTCATGTTTTAATTTTTAAAGGGTTAAATTGTGGGCATTCATGGTTATAAATAACTCATCCCGCATTTTCTGCAAGGCGTCAATAACTGCCTGCGGGGTGTCGTCTGGGCAGTGCTTAATTTGTGCCCTTAGCAGCGCGTCCATTCGCTGACAAACTAGAAACCATTTCACACCATTAACGGCGTAGTTAAACTCTTCGCGCTCGGCGTCGAGGTCGTATTCTAAAATTGCCTTCATTCTTTTATTGCATAAGTTACCTCAATCCCAAAAGCGTTGTGTCCGAGTGTTGTCTCTTTAAACGCCTTTTTCATAACCTTAACCCACTCGGCTTGGGGTAGTGAAATTCCGTTTATAAACTCCTGTATTTCGGTGCTGTTAAAGCTTTTGTCTGTGTGCTCTATTTCGACTGTAATTATAAAAGTTTTCATTGCTTACCTCCTTGTATTTTATCACGCATCCATTTTGCACCTCTCTTAAATGCTTTGTATTGATGAACATGAAGTAAGTATCTGCTGTGATTTGCATACAAATCAAAAGATTCTTTCTCTATCTCATCATCACTTGGTAGTTCAATGGGTGTTAATCCTGCCAATACTTCATCTGTTGAACGACCATCACTTAATTCAATCGCTCTTACTACTTCTTCTTCTGTGTAAAGTTTCACTGCCGTTTGTTGTTTATTGTTTGTCATAGTTTTTTCATTTGTCTGTTTCATTGTACATCTTGATGGCTATTTCAAATGCCTCTTGTCTTGCCTTAAAATATTCAATACTTTCAAAACGATATTTACTATTAATCATTTGAAATTCATTGAATAACCACTCCACTGCCGTCTGTTGTTTATTGTTTGTCATTGTTACCTCCTTTGTTATTCATTGCCAGCATTACCATGCTATACAGTTTAGTCTCACCCTTATAGCCTAAATTTAAATAGTTTGCATATTGTGCAGCCCCGTGCATTCCGCTAGTGTGGTGGCGGTCCAGTAGACGCGTCATTTTTGCCCAGCTTTGGTTATACTCATGCCGTGCAATGTAAAAAAACAAGTGCCTCGCTGTTACAATGTTACGCTCACGGCTTGGGCTCATTAACTGACCCGCCGTTGTGTTAGTCACCTTGCAAACCTCTAGCAGTAGCTCGTTAATTAACTCCTTTTTGGCAGTAAGCGTTTTATGCTGTGGGCTATTTAATTCTGCTTTTAGCATTTCAACTTCTATATTATGGCGGGCTATAAGGCGCTCTAGTTGTAATTCGAGCGCCCTAACCTTTTGCCGTGTTTTGCCGTATAGTATTAAGTAGTCTACCTCAGTTTTTGCTTGCTGCATTTTTTGCCTCCCTTCTTTTCCGCTCGCAGCGTCTCTTCTGCTCTCTAACTCTGTGCATAAACTGCTCGGCTTGGTAAATTTGTAAACGCATAGCGTCCAGTTCTCCAGCGTGTACTCGCGTCATATAGTTAAGGTCCTCGCTGGCTTCGTGTGCTAGTTTTGCCCATGTTTGTTTAGCGTCCGTGCATTCGCGCAGTTTTGCTTTAAAGTCTAGGACCTCTAATTGCAGAGCGTGTGCCTTACGGCTCTCTTCCTTATACATTCCTTTTAGCCCCTTAATATGTGCAATTTGTGCTTTAATTGTGCCAATACTAATAACAGCGGCTAAGCCTAGTGCAGTGTAAAATAAGTAAATCATATGTCGGTCGTTTTAATTCTATACTGGTAGCCTACATAACTTTTAGCCGCATCCTCGCCGCTTCTAAACATTTCGGCAAAGTAGTGACCGCCCCAACAAGGACCGCCTGCCGCATTGTAAGCCTCGGCTATGCAGTCGGCCTCCTCTTGTAGTCGTTTTTCGCACAGCTTTACAGCTGCTTTAATAGCGTCGCTTGCGTTGGCCTTGCCTCCGTGGCGCTCTGTAAACTCGTAATGCTCAACTAAGTGCAACAAGTCTAAAATGGTGTTTTCTAGTGGTGTATTCATGTTATTTTATTTTGCCTTTGTACATGCGCTTAATCTCCTTGCGCTGGTGTTTAATTGCCTCGTTAAACCCTTCTATAAATTCGTCACGCTCAAACTGGTAGGGAGTGGCCTCGGGTAAATTCTGGTAGTGTTTTACTGTCTGCTTAATGCAGTGGGCGCCGTACATTACTGCAATAGTAACGGGGGTGCCAATGATTAGGTAAATTAAGTCTAGTGCCATAGTGTTAGTATTATGTGAATACAAACTAAGCACATAG